GTCTTTTTCTGCAGCTTCATTTCCCACCTGTCGTAGGTTCCCATCTCATCCGGGAGGGAAACGTTCCGCATGGCCGCATGTGCGGTAAGCACCACGGTCACACCCTGCTCGGTGAGCCGGGTGAGCTTGTCCAGGAGCCGTCCGAACTCCTCTCCGAGGATGGCGTAACCTTTACCGTACCCATAATCCTCAATGCTGGAAAAATTCGGGTTGCTGGCCTTTTGTTTGGCGATCATCTGCTCGATGCAGAGACGCTCGGCCCAGTCCGCCGTGTCGATCACCAGGGTGCTCAGCTCGGGCTCCGTGGCTGCGTTCTGGATGCAGTAGTCCACCTGCATCAGCAGATCCGCATAACTGGCTATCTGCGGCATCCGAATCACGTCCATCTGATTCGTGGAGCCTTCCGTGTCGATGAACACCGCCCCGGGGAATTTCGAGGCGAATGTGCTCTTTCCGATTCCTTCCGGGCCGTAAATCACGATCTTTAATGCCTTATCCCTTTTTCCTCGTTCAAATATCATACTTCCTCCTTATGTCGGGATTCTCCCGGCTTTGATTTCGTCCAGGGCGTACTTGCGGCCATCCTCAAAGCCTGTATCGTACATGTTCTGCAGCTCCTTACCGCCTGCCAGCCCCGTCTCTGAGTAGATCTCCCAGATGTCACCCTCGTCATAAAGGTCCACCGGGCGCTCGTCGTACGCCACTCTCAGAAACACATAATGCACGCCAAACTCGTCGATTTTCTCGAGAACCTCGTAGGCCTCGGGGAAAGTGATCTTGCCCTTGGATCGCTTCAGGACGATCGTGCCGTCTTCCAGGCGCTCCCATTCGATTTTTGATTTGGCCATGTTTTCACTTCCAATCCCACGTCATTCCAGTCGCCGGGGTTACTGGTTCCGGATCCGGCTGCTTGATCAGCCCGTCCTCGATAATGATCTGGCACTCCGATCCGGTGGACACCCGGGTGGCGATCACCTGCAGGCCCTGAGCCTTTAACCAGGCGTTAAACGTCTCCAGCGTTTTGAGGTCCATCTGCTCGAGCTTGTCCATGAGGACGAATTCACATTGAGGATTGATGGCCTTGCTGATTGCAGCGCTGATGATCAGACGCTCACTGCCCGAAATGTCGGCCCATTTGTGGCCCTGGTATACGAGGATCCCGTCCTCCACGGACAGACCGGGAAGCGGGAAGGCCGCACCGTCGAGCAGTGCCTTGCGCTTTTTGCGGACATCTTCCAGCTGATCGGTGAGATCCTTATATTCCTCCTCCATCGCACTGGCTTCCATGTCTGCCCGCTCTTTTTCCGCGTTGGCGCGGACTTTGGTGTTGATGGCATCAATGTCATGAAGCTGTGCCTGGATGGCGTCGGTGGTTTCGTCCACCAGCTCCTCCACGGTTTTTTTGCCGACCTCGATGTTTTCCAATAAGGCGCAGTAGTCCTGATACATCTTTTCGCGCTGGGCTTTCAGCGTGTCCAGCTGCATTTCGATCGCCCTCAGATTCTGCATGGCGGCGTCCCGCTGTTTCATCATGGCGGCCAGCGTGTCGCGCTTCCTCTGGTTTTCGCCGTTCCGTGCCAGTATGGCAGCATTCCGGCTGATGAGCTCCGAAGCACTCACGGGCTGATCCGGTGCGTCCGGATACTCCGGGAGCTCGTTGGCGTATTTGCGTTTTTGGCTGGCAATCTGGCCCTGCACCCGCCTGCGGTTGAAAAGCGCATCCGCCTCCCGATCCAGCTCCGCAAGTTTGTCACCCACGCCGATGATCTTCAGCAGAATTTCGCTCTTTTCCTTTTCTGAGGCCTCCATGAATTTCGGGAGATCCAAGGCAAAGGAACTGATGAACGAGTCGAGCAGCTTCTGCCCGGCACGGGCGCCGCTCGGATCCGTGACAGTCAGCTCAGAGTTCTTGCCTTTCCGTTCCACCACCAACCCGTTGTTGAGCGTGATTTTGATGTGTGGAGGGAGAACGGAGTTGTCGTTCTGCGGGTTTGCCGGGGAGTACTTTGCCCCGCCCAGCGCCCAGGCAATGGCGTCGAGGATGGAGGTCTTTCCCTGGCGGTTATCCCCTCCGATGATTGTCAACCCGTTGGGGGAGGGCTCATACGCCACCGCCCGCACCCGTTTGACGTTTTCGATTTCAAAGTTTGTGATTTTCATTTTCTTTTCATGGCGTCGTTGTAGCATTTGAGCGCTACCGCGACGGCTCCTTTCCCCATGGTCGTCTGAGTCTGCCATACGTTGCACTCAGCGCAGAAATAATGGCCGATGTATGAACCGTTATCCGGGTAGATCGAGTACCGCATCACGCCGCCGCACCCGGGACACCGGGGCTGGGTGTACGCCAGAATCTTCTCGATTTCCTTTTTCTCGCCGGGAGTTTTAACGTTAATGTACGCCATAGGCCACCTCCATCAGCTTGTTAAGCTCACCCTGAGCCTGATCGAGGTACTTGGTGTGTGCCGGCACGATGGACCAGGGATCCACCCGGCGGCGCTGCTGTTCTTCATATTCTGCAGCGATCTGCTCATAACGGTAAACGGCCATGATCCCGAAAATCACGAGGATGGCGGTTAGGATCCAGATCAGGATCCCGCCGAACAGTAAACCGATATCAATCATCATTTGAACACATCCCCCACTTTATTCCATACGAACGAGCCATGCCCGCCGTTCCGCCACTGCCCGAGGCCCTTGAGGGCGCCGTAGTCGAGAGCCATTTCGATGTGCTCCCAGGACAACTGGGCTCCCTTGGATTTTGCACCCGGCATCTGCTCCACCAGCGTCACGGTAAAGGTGAGTTCCCAGCCCTCGTCGATTTGTTCCGAAGTGGCCAGGCCAACGCGGGGACCCTGCATGGTTTCTGCCCGAAGCGGCCGCTCACAGCGTGCGTCGGGCTCTTTGATCATTTCGTCGCCGCGGTACAGCCGCAGGTACATGGGAGAGATAAACACCAGGTCGTCCACCTTGGCCCGCGGATAGGTGATGTCCGTCTGGCTGCGGAGGACGGTCAGCGCCTCTTTGAGGAAACCCTTAATCACGTGCTGGGAGAGGCACAGGCTGCCATCCGGGTACCTGGTAAACACGGTCGCACCCTTTTCGCTGAGGGGCATTTCGGGAAGCATATCGGTTTCTTCCTTGCCCTTCTCAGGCGTGGGTGCCTTGCTGGCCACATATGCGGCGTGGATCTCCGGGTTCGCCGGTTGGGATCCGAGGAGCGGGCTGATGCCCACGAGGTGGTAGGTCTGACGTTCAAATGATACTCTTGAGGGATTTACATTCTTTTCTTTCATTTTTTTCTTTCTCCTTTTGATTATTGATTTTTAATGAATAAAACACTACGAGACAACGGACTGCTTTGCCTGCACAATGCCATGCTTCGCCGTTGCGCTGCGTTCCTGAACCGAACAATGCCGACGCAATGCCGAACAATGCCGATGCAAGACACCACAATGAGGAGCTCAACTATGCCCATGCCATGCTGTCCGGACAAAACTACACCGATCACAACAGTGCCTCCACTTCACACGACGTTGCTCTTCTTAGCCAAGCCCCTGCTTAACTATAGATAACCATGCCTCTGCGTTGCCGTTCGTTGTTTAGCAATGCCTTCGCGTTACAGTCCGTCGCTTCGCTTTGCCGATGCTCTGCGTCGCCATGCGCTGCTTCGCCTTTGCTGAACTGTTCTTTACCTAGCCTTTGTACCAGAGAGCGATACACTGCCATGGCTTTACAATGCCTTGCACTGCCTCAGCATTGCTCTGCGTACTGCGCTATTCCATGCCTTAACATAACAAAGCTAAGCTGCATCTGACTATGCCGTTGCTGCACAGAAACATTGCTAAACCAAGCCTTAACGGAGCACACCGATGCTGTGCCAAGCCCCTGCTCAGCAATTCACCGCGCTGCGATGCCAGCGCTTAACAATACGCCTCCTCGCTATTCAAAGCCGTTGCATTGCCGATCCCAGCATTGCCTTAACTTTACAAAGCTATGCCCGAATGTGACTCAACTCTTCCCCGCCCTGCTTTGCCATTACCTTACCGGACCGGGCTTGGCCCAGCACTGCCTTTGCCTTGGTGTGCACTGCTCGGCCGCTGCGTCGCTGAACCACACCTTAACCATGCTACGCTCAGCTACACGCTTACTCGGACTCCAGCTGGAAGGTGAGGCCGGCTTTCCGTGCGTACTTGCAGGCCCGTGTGATCTCGTTGATGGTGAAATCTCCGGGGGACTGCAGCCTGCGGGAGAGGGTTATCTGAGACATCCGGAGCTCTTTGGCCAGGGACTTCTGGCTGCCGGCGATGCCCACCAGGGCACCGAAGAACGTCTTCACACGGTCGGGGGTGATCATTTTAGTTCCCTCTTCTTTGCCAGCCGCCTGAGCTTCAGGAAGTCCCAGATGCTCATCTCCCGGATCGGCTCCAGGAACTCGGTGCGGATCATGTAGCGCACATCCTCGGAAAGGCTCTGCTTTTCGTGGATGAATTTCTGCGCTATCCGATCGTCGAAATTGTCGCTAAGGTCGCGGAGTCGGTCGTAGACCCTCGCGAAACCTTTGCGGGAATCGTCCTGCACCTTGTCGATCCGCTCGTCGATCTGATCCAGGCGGTTGCTGGCTGCCGGTGTGTCGAGGCCGTAAACCGCATCGAGGCCCTTCTGCAGCATCTCGCAGACTACCGGGCCGGGAACCCGCTTATGGTTTACATACCGGGAGATGGTCGCAGCACTGCACCCGCACAGGGCGGCGAATTTCTCCTGAGACAACTGCTTGACCCGCAGCTGCTCAATGACTTCACTGACGATTTCTTCCGGGGTTTTCTCTCTCGTATTAGGCATTGCTATCCTCCTCCATTGTTTTCTGGTTGTTTACGGCCCAAATCTTATAGTCGCTGTAAAACTTGTATTCTTTCATGGGTTTGAGAATTTCGTCGGCCTTCTGGAATGCCTCCATGCAGGTGTCAGCGGTAACGAACAGGGCACTTTCGAGCTGCGTGCCGACGCCGTAGTGGGTGGCGGTATAGCGGACCATCCAGCTTTTTTCTGCCATCAGTCATCTACCTCCTCGAGCTCGGGCCAGACGTTGTCGTCGATGATCCCGATGTCCCAAATGACGTAGTTGAAAAATATGGGATCGCCGATATCCGGGCTGTCGAATGCATCGAGGATCTTCTTGGCCTTGTCATACGCCTCCATGATGCTGTCTGCCTGGACGTTGACGCTGCTCTCGACCTCGCTCCCGTCCTCGTAATAATGTGCGCTGTAGGATACACTCCAGCTTTTCGGTTTCAGTTTTTTCATTGGTTCTCCTTTCCTGGTCGTTGGTGTAAAAAGGGTCGGTCGTTGAGTAAAAAGGGTTGGCCGTTGGGAAAAAGTTGCACAACATGCGACTTTTAAGTTAAAAAAATAGGTAGGTCACAAACTCATTGAAGGGCATGCTATACGATTCCGCCATCTTTTTTATCTCGCCTATCGTCAGTTGATCGCCACCCATATTCAACTTTCTGTAGAGCGTCGACTTAGAAAAACCGCATTTACATGATACCTGCGAGATGTTGGTATCGTGTTCAACGTTAAGCGCTTTGACCCTCTTCAGAACGTTTTTCATGCTGTCACCCCCTTTCCAGAAGTCGCGCAACTCGCGACTACGTGAGGAATAATACCACAGACCTTTTATCATAGTCAAGCATTTTGTCGCAAATTTTATGAAAAAATTTTTTGTGGTGATTTTTTCGTTGCAAAAGTGGGATTTTTTGTTATAATACACATATCAGCAGGAAGGAGGTGATATTGATGAATATCGGAAACAGGATACGAGAAAGAAGGAAACAGCTCGGCATCACCGCGGAAGAAATTGCTGATAAAACGAATATTTCAAGGTCTACAATGTACCGCTACGAACAGGGAGCAATCCAGAACATACCAGCTGTAAATCTGAAAGCTATCGCAGACGTACTGGAGGTATCAATTGATTATCTGTTTGGAAACACCAACAGCACCGATAAGCCGCTGACATTGGATGATGTTATCACACCCTTGAACGAGCCAGTTTTCACATTAGAAGAAAAGAGAATTCTAGAAGTATTCAGGAATATGGATTCAGCTCATAAAACCGAGTTTTTAAAATTGGGTAATTACTGGGAGAAAGAATATCCTGACGATCTGGATATTCATGAAGAAGATCAATAAACACAAAAAGGCCTTGCTAGATGTGCAAGATCCAGCAAGGCCGCGTCCCTCATTCCCCAACGACCAAATCAAGGAGAAAGACCTGAGTATTATACCACTTTCTCCTTGAATATGAAAGGAGAAGTTTATATGGCAAAAGCAGTGAAACGCGGCGGCAAGTGGCGTCTGCGGTCGTACGTGGGCACCGACGCCAGCGGCAAAAAGATTTATCAATCTTTTACCTGCGACACGGAAGCACAATGTTATAAAGCGGAGCGGAACTGGCTGAAGGCCGGCGGCCGGGATCTGGAAGCCGAGGCCGTGAAACCCAAAGGCCCGACCATCGGGGACGCGCTGGAAGCCTACATCGACAAGTGCACCAACAGCCGCACCAAAGTTTACAGCCCGGCGACCATTCGAGGCTACCGCGTCGCTCAGAGGGCGCTTTCGGCCTATCATGACATCCCGATCGCGGACGTAACAATGGACGTCCTGCAGGAAATCGTGGACCAGCGGGCCGAAAACGTGAGGAAAAAGACGATAATCAACGAACTCTACCTGTTGAAGCCCGCTTTGAAGTTAGCCAAGCGGAAAGACCTCGATTTCGACGAGCTTGAGCTTCCTGAGCAGGAAAAGGAAGAGTACATCATCCCCACGGACGAGGAGATCCAGCAGCTGCTCGCCCACTTCCGGGACGACCTCCAGATGCAGATTGTGGTGGCCATGGGTGCCTTCCTCGGCATGCGGCGGTCGGAGATCGCCGGTGCACAGTACGGGGACCTCGATCCGGACACCGGCATCCTGCACATCTGCAGGGCCGTGGTGCCCAACGAGCTTGAAACCTATGTAACAAAGTCCACGAAGACCGCCGCCGGGAAACGGGACATCGCCGTGCCGCCTCAGCTGGTGGAGCTGATCCGGAAACGCTTCAGGAAAGAGGGCCGCATCCCGCAGCCGACCGAGTCCATCACCGGCCTGCTCCCGGCCCAGATTTCCGGGCGGTTTAACCGGGCCAAGGACGCCTTGAAATTCGATTACACGTTCCACGGTCTGAGGCACTACCATGCATCCGTAATGCTCGCCCTGAACATTCCGCAGGCCTATATCGTGGACAATATGGGCCATGCAGATTTCACAATGGTCGAACGCGTATACGGCCAGATCGTCCAGGATAAACGCCGGGCCACCGCCGGGCTGATCAACGCCCACGCCGATACCGTTCTGAAAGGTGAGCAGTACAACTGGAAATAAAAAGAGTCCCGCCTCCATTCGGAAGCGGGATTTCTTGTTTAGGTTTATTCTGTCGGGGTTCTAGCGGGTCATCTTGGTCATCTTTTGGGTCATCTTTTGAGAAAAAATCCTGTTATTTTCACATCAGATTTGATAATTTCGGCCTCAAATCTGTTACAGCACAATAAGAAGAAATCAAACAATAAAAGAAAATCCTGCTATTGCAGGATTCTTCAATGGTGGAGACGAAGGGAATTGAACCCGTCCCATTCCGTGAAAGTCCTGCATTTTCAGCGCTTTGGTCGTCCCTTGGGTCATCTTAGTCCTTATAGGGTTCCTCGTATCCGAGGGCTCTGGTGCTGTCCCCCATGCCGTCGGTGGTGGGATCCTGCACCACGCCGATCATGCCGAGGATCTGCAGCACTGCCTTGGCCAGAGCGAGGATCTCGTTCTGCTCCACCCTTGGCGTGATCCCGGCCATGGCGAGAACCTCATATACGAAGCCCACGATCATGGAGATCATCGACGCCACCCAGATTTTATTTTTAAGTCTGACTTTCCAGTTTATCATTGTTGCGAAATACCTCCTTTTCGAGGTTTTTTATTTTTGCTTCGCACGTTGCGATCCGCTCCGTGTGCCGGTCGAGCTGAGACCGCATGGACCGCAGCTCCACCCGGATATCGTCCACACCGGACATGATCGAACCGAGCTGGGCATCCATCCGGGCATAATCGGCGGCTGACTGGCGCTGGTCTTTGTTGCGGTTAAGTAGCAAAGCACACAAGGCAATCACGGCGGAGGCGATCGAGACCACCATAGGATCGATCTGCATATCTTAATCCTCCGCGACGCGCCACACGCCAAGGAGCGTGAACACGCGTCCGTCCTCGCTGATCAGCGTCGTGGTCTGCGCCAGCTCGGTGGCAGTTTCCTCGGCCGGCTGGATCGGCCGCAGGTAGTCCGTAAACGCGTACCCGGAATAGCCGTCATGAGCCACCAGCCACCAGTTGTCGTCTGTATCGTCCAGCACGTCCACGACGGTGCCGCTGGCCATTTTAGCCAGTACCTTGGCGGCTTTACTGGGGGACTGGCGGAGGTTGAGCTTTCCGGAAGTGGTAACCACTTCCGCCCTGGTCTTCGGGTGTGCAGATGCCACAGCCGCCTCCAGGGCGGTTTTTTCTTCGTCCGGAACCTGGATGTCTTTGTGGATGGCCAGATAGCTCCACTGGCCATTGTACAGGTTTGTCTCCACCACCTTACTGAATGCGCTGGAGGAGTGCAGCACCGTGCCCTCCCCCGTCACCAGGCCAACGTGGTGGACGTCGTCTCCGGAGACTTTAAACGCCAGCATGCCGGCCCGGGCACCCTCGAGGCTCTCCTGCTTCCAGGTCAGGTCTTTCGACTTCCAGAGCCCATTTGTGCCGCTGATCTGGTAGTTTTTGTTTCCGCCGGGGCATGCCCGGATGATCTTTTTGATATAGTTTATACAGTCGTAAGTGCTGTATGGCGTCTCCAGCAAAGATCTGCCATACTCGATCGCCGTTCTAGTGGCAATCATAATCATCAGCTCCTATCCTTACGTCCTCGTCGTGGGCCGCTGTGCAGCACGCGAACATGATTATCCCGATCATGGCCGCCAGCAATAGGAAACACAGTACCATCACAGATCCCTCCCAACACGATCAGTTATTCCGCTTCCTGCATCATGCGGAGCTGGATCTCATCAGCGATCCGGTGCAGCAGCTCCGTCAGCGCCGGCAAGTCCAGCCTTGACAGGTCGATATCACTGGCCTGCATTTTCGCCCTCGTCTAGCATCTTCTGGACGGCGGCCCGCCACCGGGCCGGGACGTCCTCGATGGTCATCAGCCCGGCTTTAATTCGATTGTAATAGATTTTAGCCATAATCATTCCCCCTCGATCAGTTCGGCCAGCTCCACGATGGCATCGTCCTGAGCGGCAAACAGCTCACCCAGCTCCACCATGGCGTCCATAATATCATTGATGTTTACAGCATTGTTTTCTGCACCCGCGGCAGCGTTGTCCAGGCTGGCACGCTCGGCAGGTTTCAGCTTGCGGTTGATCGGAATCACTAATTATCACCGTCCCATAAATCATGATAATAGGAATCCATTCTCTGCAGCAAATTGTAAGAGTTGCCCTTGCTGGCGTGGTTGCGCCATGCCGCATAAGATTCGTCCGCTTTATTTCGTGGAAGATCGCCCCTCTTTGACTTCGCTACCAGTCTTCTTAGCTTCCGCCGTTCGCGCTTCACGTTTTCGGATCGCACCGTCATGATGACCTTGCCCGTCTCCGTCACCTGGTAATGGAAGCCGAGGAAATCGATGCCGTCGGAAAGCGGATAGGTCCGCGTTTTCTTCGGGTTCGTCTCGAATTTCAGACCTTCCAGATATGCCTTGATCCGAAGCATACAGCCCTCGAGATAGGACAGATTATCGCTGATGATCAGGAAATCATCCATGTACCGGATGTATAATTTCGCGTGAAGCTGTTCCTTAACGAAATGATCGAACCTGTCGAGAATAGAAATCCCTGCAATTTGTATCAGCTGATTTCCGGGGTTGTAGCCTTTGTCTCCTTCATACTGCTCGTGCAATATTCGCTCAACGTATTGGTATATGTCCCCGGGCAGCTTCTCCCGGAATAATTCCTCGGTTACTGCATGATCCATGTTCGGGTAATACCCGTGGATGTCGAACTGCGCTACATAGCCACCATGCCCATGCTGTCTATAGTGTCTGCGTAAAAATTCTTTCAGCCGGTTCCTGGCTGCATCGGTTCCTTTTCCTTTTTGACATGCAAAATTATCGTAAATAAAGCTTTTTGACATGATCGGATAAACGGCGTTGTCGTTCAAGCTCCGCTGGAAAACGCGATCCCGGAAAACAATACTGGCAATGTCACGTGGCTTGGGCGATAGTATCTTAAACTGTACCACAGGCCGCGCCTTATAGCTGCCAGTGTGTAATTCTTCGGAGAGTTTCATGGTCCGCTCAAGCCCATTAAGACAGAACGACGCGACGCTGTCTTTCCAGATCACGCCTTTTCGGCATTTCCACATTGAGTCATATAAAGGATCAAAACCGATAACATCTTCTTTACTGATAAAATGATCCGCGTCCATAGTCCATCCGGCTCCTAAAAAAGTCGTGCACATCACGGATTAATTGTTCGCCTGTAAAGGCCGGGGATTCGGCTCCTTGCTCCCAAAGTCTGGCCCGTCTTCTCCTGTGGAGGGACTTTTATGGGCCTTCGGATGGGCACAATCCGGGCACCCACGATTCGCGTTCGTCGCGTTGTTGTTGTTGGCGTTGCCAGTAGTGTTGACATTCCACGTATTATTGGCATTGTTGCGGTTAGCCGAACGCAAACGGCAATTCTGAGGTTACAGCCTACACCCCGTGTTTTTATTTGAACGCTGAATAGCGTTTCAAATCTGACGCTCGCCATGATCGGATCAGATTCCGCGTTTCAATAGCAAGCCCTGCCCAGTAAGCCACCCGTTTCGAGGACAGGTGAAAAATGGATTTCGCGATCTCCATCATAGATAACAATACATTGCACCGAATGGCAGCCCTGTCCTGACACGCGGTCCGCTCCTTCAGGTCTTCTGGACTGTTTACCAGAATGTTGTTGGCGCTCCAACACAGGGTGTGGATGTCGATGGCGGTGTTGATGATCTTATCCGTGAGGGATCGCTGAAAATCCGGGATAAAAACCTTCGGGTTAGCTGTGATCTGGAGCGTGTAACAGCATAGAAAGTGTGCTTTTACGCAGACCTCAAGTTTTCCCTGGGTTCGCTGATTTACTGGTACTGACATATTTTCCTCTCGGCGCCGCGTGGCGGCGCCTGATTAACAAGATTAGCAGATGACGCAAGCCGGGCACCCACGATCCGCGGTCGTCGCGGAGTTGGTGTAGGCGACGCCAGTAGTGTTGACATACCACGTATAAAAGACATAGTAGCGGTTAGCCGAACGCAAACGGCAATCCTGAGGTGATGTTCTCGCGGTATACGCGTACCGGATATGGTTCGCATTTGCACCGGCACTGCCCTGAGCCTGCGGAGCATCGAGCTCGAGCCGT